TTGTTCTTTTTTTTGATCTGCCTCTATAGACTTTGCGACATGATCAGGGACTTGTATCTTGGTCATCTTCTTGTGTTTTTCCTAGCAGCTCTCTAAATATATTTTCTGCATCAGCTAGAGAACTGTAACGCCCACGCAAAAACTCGTATTGAGAAAAATCACCACAGCCTGATAACATGGCATCCTTAGTGTCTTCTCTTCTGGCTTCTATTTCTTTAAGAAATTTTTTGGCAAGCCAAATTGAATCCATTAATAAATACCAGAAAACTTACCACCAAACTCGGCGGCACCCATACCTCTAGCTTTACCTTTGCCCATTCCTGGAGTAGGTTTTGTACTAGCTGAAAAAGTACCAGCTTTAGTTTTTGTAGACGCACTACCTTTATTACTATAGCTATTTTTATTTTTAAGTACCTTTGGTGTTTTCTGTTGACTTATTTCTGTTCTTTTATACATGCGTTCTATTATGATGAGTAAAAATTAATTTTGCAACTTTTATTTACCTTGTCCTGCATACTTTTTATATTGTTTTTTTGCTTGTTTGCTTTTGGGATAGGTATTTTTGCTATTTCCTATAGAAGTTCTTTTATTTTTACTGCGTTGATTTTCTACTTTAAAGGTACTGTAACCTTTAATTTTTACAGCCATTAATTACGATTCATTAAGTCTAAGTTTTTAAGCATACGTTGCTGATCTAGTCTTGCCCTTGCAGTATCGTCACGCATCTCTGCTATATCTTCTGAAGCTTGGATTCTTTCTCTGTCTACGTTTATTCTTCTTTGTGCATCCATAGCCTTACGTGATTCTTGAGCTAAAAACTGTTGTTGATCGATTGCTAACTCTTGACCTTTGAGTGCTAGTTCTTGTTTTCTAATTGCTACTAATGGATCCTCGTCCTCTGGTGAAGCAATCCTAGAAGTATAATCTGCTATAAGTTCAGACATTATAGGTGCAGAGAACTGAGCTAAAATATTATTAGATTCTTGTATTAACATACCCTGTTCTGCTGGACTAACTTGCTGAGCTTGTTGTTGTAATTGCTGGAACTGTTGCATAACCTCTGGTGGCATTTGTTGTTGAGCTAGTATGTTAGCTTTCATCTGTAGGTGTTCCATAATGTGAGAATGAATCAAGGCTTGTACTTGTGCATTCATTTGCACAGGTGGTGTATTCAATAAGCTCATGTGGGTTGCTATATGGGCATCATGGTTTTGTTCTGGGAATGCTTTGGCAGGATTACCTAGTAACAATTGATTATTCTCAAACCCAGCTTCTACAGGCTTAGGTTCTGTTTGTGGAGGTGGTGCTAGTATTTGGTCTACGTTATCAACACCTATTGCTGAATACATACGCTTATAAGACTCATAAACCCCTGCTGGACCGTGGACTTCTGGGTTAGATTGCACTAACTGCATCATTTCTTGAGCCATAGCTATACGTTGCGATTGACTAAATATATCTGGATTGGATACAGGGAATATATCAACCCTATCATCAAAGTCTGTAAGCTTAATAGTATTGTTAGCGTTAGCTACGTTGTAAGGATATTCTTCAGGTAAGTATTCTTTAAATACACTAGATAGAATCCTAAACTCTTTCTTTTGTGAATTGTGTAGTCTTTTATGTATAGCTGATAATACTTTAGTTGATCTTTCTAATAAGGCTAGTGTAGTGCCTACAGGAGCATTTGGATTACCTTGACCTACGTTTATCTCAGCTATAGATGCAAATCTTTGACCAGCGTTGACTAATATACCTAAAAGGTTTAATAAAGTACCACTTGGCTCTTTAAAAGGTAGTGGTTGGATAGATTCTCTTAGTGATCCACCTGGAGCATCAACATCTCTGAACTCGCCTGGTTGTATTGGTGTGTCCTCATCTCTTATTCTTATACCACGGGTTTTAAAACCAGCAGGTAGGTTAGCAAGAGTACCAGCGTCAATTAATTGTCTTAAAATAGAGGTAGATGCCTTAGATAGACCGCCAATCATGTGTGTTAGACCAAAACCATAGAATCCTAGGCCAGGAAGAAACTTAAAGTGCACAAAATACTCTATTTTCTTACGTAAAGGGTCATTTTCTTCGTAATTACGGTAAATACTAAGAATATTGTTACTATTGGAGTCAATTGTGACAATATATGGTAGTTTTACCCCTGTCATTTCACCCATTTCGTCTATATCTTCAAAGCCATCAATCTCTAGATTGCAGTGGACTTCGTAGAGTAAAGATACCTCACCTGTGTCATAACTAGGCTCCATACCTGATAATTCGTTAATTTCCTCTTGAACTTGACTATTTATGTCGCTATCAACGCTTTGAACCTCTACTCTGCGGTAAAAACCTATTGCTTGAAGCTTTTTGACCTCATTTTCAGGCATTTTGACTACATTCGTGATTCTAGGGCATGATTCTAGGTCTGTAGAGAAATAAGGTACGATTAAATCTTCTGGTGCAATAAATTTAGATACTGCACGCCCTAATGACTCATCATAGTATATTTTTTTAAATGCAGAGCCTGCTAAAGGTAAATAAAACAACATTTGGTCTAATTCTTCATCAAACTCTTCCATAACGTGAGTTATTTGATAATTCATAAAGTCTTTGACTCTTTGAGCTTGTTCTTCAACTATAGAATCGTATTTACCTATAACTTGTGTTTTGACTGGACCATTAGAGGGTAAGAGCTCTTTGTAGGCCTGGGCTTGAAAATTTGTTACTGCTTCACCTAGTAGGGGATGTATAACACCAGATGCACCAGCAAAGGGTTCTGATCTTTCTTGATCAAACTTCATACCTAGATATTTAAGTCCGTCTGTATAAGTTTTTTCCCAATCCTCACGTGATGACTTATCTTTCTCAATTCCAGAGGTTAGCTCAATTGCTATACCGTTCAAAATATCTTCATCAAGTGATTCAGCAATATTGCTATTGAAACCAGTATCTATTGGCATGTCCTCCATACCACCTAAAACAGCACTACCGTCCTCTTGCATCTCAAAATCTTCTTGTCCTGCTTCTTCGATTGCTTCGATAGCAACTTGCATGTCTTCAGTTCCTTCGAGGGTGTTTTGGGAGTTAAGTATATTGTTCGGTTCTTTCTCTATTGCCATATTAGTTACTACCTAGAATTTCTGTACGCATTCTGCTTCTTTCTTTTTCAGCTTCTTGATAAGTGTTGTAAGATTTTACTGAACCTGATTCTATCGCAGACTTGTATTTTTTTAATATTTCACTACTGCTTAATTCTTTACCTGTTATGGGATCAAGAGCAGGTAAAATATAATGTGTATTTTCACCAGTACCAACTGTGCTTGTTAGCATAGTCATTCTTTGACCTTTTTCATTTTTAAATACCTTGTCCCCACCTAAAATTTTCTTGTGAAAGTCTTGCAAAAATTTTTTATTAACATCATATCTATTATCTTTTGCAACATTTTCTACTGTCATTAGTAATATGCCCTTTTAACTACAGGTCTAGTGTCTTCTAAATAATCATCATGTAATGACACTAATCCGCCTTCACGAAAACGCATTAAGGCTTGAGACATAGTATCACACAAATCGTCATTTTTTCCAAAGGGAAAAGCTGCACACTCTTCTATCATATCCTCTGCAAACTTTTTCTCTGGTGCCCATACTAAACCAGACTCAAAGATTGGTGCGACTGAGTGCATACGTGTAGATTTATCGTGGCCTCTTGTAGGAGAATAATTCACAACAGGTATACCAAGCCTTCTAAGTTCGTGAGTAAGAGGGGTACCAGATGCTTTGCTTTCAATCAGGGTCATATCAGGATCCCAGTATTTATATTCTTCGTAGGCTACCCGTTTTAGTTCAGGAAAGTCCCACCTACCTTTTTGGGCATCTAGTAAAATAATAGAATCTGGATCGTCAGGAGTTGGTTGAAAAACACCCCAAGTAGAAATAGCAGAATAGTCTGAGTTTTGTTTCTTACTGTAGGCGGTATCGTAACTTTGTATTATATATTTTACAGGGGGCAAGGAATCAGCTTTCCAGGGATTCCACCATTCACGTTTGATAATAGAACCTTCTTCAGATGTTGGGGTTTGCATCCACTGGGCATTCCATTTTTGGGTAGGCAAAGAAGCTTTTACTTTTTGCAACTCTTTAATATCCCAGAACTCAGGCCATAAAGG